GGCTGCGGCGTAGCGCTGCATCTTTGCGGAGTGTTCGATCTCGCTCTCGTCGTTGACGCGCGCATTGATCCAGTACAGGTCTGCATCGGTGACAAAGGTGCCGCCGTAGTAGCGCTCTCGCGCCCAGTGAATGCTCTTGCCGAACTGGGGCATAAGGTTGAACAGCGCGTTGAGTTTGACTTCTAGCTTCAGCGCCCACGCGGCACAGGCTTGCTGGAACTCTCGCTGCTCAATGGGTAGTCCGCGATTGTCACTGCTAACACGCCTCTGCCGAGCGGCGCGAGACGATAGAACGCGGTTGGACTTAGATCGATTGCTAGGCTGCGAGATGTCCACGGCTTTGTTATGTCCTTCCTACATCGTCCACACGAGTCGCGTGCGACCACAATCACACATCGAGTCGGATCGTCCTTCCGGCAGACGCGCAGTCTAAACGGTTTGTCGCCCCAGCGCCAGCGTGGCACCGCTGCGTACATGACTAGCTCGCCGCCCCTGCCACCAGCGGCCTTGGACTTGTACGGCGAACAGGTGTGCTTGTAGCCACCCACGCAGTACTTCTCGCCCTTAGGGGCGGTGCTGCCATACCAGGTCGCCACGCCGCTGACTGGCACACCGCTTGGGGTCTCTGGCGTGGTGCTGGGTCCTGCTGAACCAGTCAGGAGAGTCAGCCCCAGTAGGAGCGAGACTACTTCAGCCATACCGTCACATACCCTTCCAAGACAGGAAGGTTGCCACGCTCCTCTAGCCACTGCCGCACGAGCGCACCCTTGCCCTCGGTCGGTGTGATGCAGTCATCCACCGCGATGATGCAGTCCGCTGGTAGTCGGTCATAGATCGCTTGCAGCTCACGCAAGTGGTGCTCTGCCGCGTCTAGGCTGCCAGTCTTGTAGTCGAATGAGTCCAGGTACAGCAGCGAGATAGACGATGCGTTGCCGAAGTGCCGGAGGAAGTCCACCGAGTCGCCAACGGTGACGCGAGCACTCGGAGCCAGCGCGCGAGCGGTGTTGACATTGTCTGGGTTGATGTCGACCGAATAGGCGAAGCCATCCAACTGACCTGCGAGCCACGACCAGACCACGGTGCTCTGGCCGTCGCCGCTCCAGTTGTTCTCCTGCCGAGCGCAGCCGGTCTCAACGATGAGTGTGGGCTGGCTGAATGATCGTGCAATCAGGATGTCGGCAATGAAGGTGAACGCCGACCAGCGGCGGCTCTCTCCGAGATGTGGCGCGAAGGTCTTGGCGAACCCTGCGCGAAGCAGGGTCACCTCTTCCCTAGTCACGGTTCAGCAGCTCCACGAAGTCCTCAAAGTCCAAGACGATCATCGTGCGGCGCTTGGTGCCAGGTCCAGGTGCGTCGCCTACGACGAGCGCGGTGATCTGGCTGCTGTTGCCCTTGACCGAGCGGAGCCAGCCGTCGTAGCGCTCCGAGTAGGAGCCGTTACCGACCTTGCACTGGATGGCGATCCAGTCGGACTGCACATCGGTCTTGCCGCCGTACTGGCCGACTCGCACACCGCCGATCTTCTCGGCGACCTCTCGCTCGAATGAGTTGCCCTTGTTGCGTGCGCGCTTGCCGCGCTTGGACTTCTCTTTGTTCTGCTCGTCAATGTCTAGGTCGCTCATCTTGCTCACTTCTGTACCAGCCTTCCTAGCCGTGCGTGTCCGCCATCGGACAGCGTGAACACGGACTGTTGCAGTTCTAGGTGACCTGCCTTGATCAAGTCCGCGATGGTTGCGCGGTTGAAGATGTGCTCATTGAGGAAGAACCAGCCCTCTGGCGCGATTGCGTCCGAGTAGCGGATGCTCAACTTGGCGAACTGGCGACCGATCTTGGGGTCATAGCACCAAGCATCTGCGCCCTCTTGCACGCAGCGAATGCCCTCATCCAGCTCAGGAGTGAGGATCTCGATGTGACTCACTTGACGCACGCCTTGTGTCGCCACTCAAAGCGACGGCCATTCTCGTGGATGACGAGTACGCGCTGGGCTGGGAACACCTGCCGCTTAGGGTCGGTGTAGTCGATCACCTTGCCGCAGTCGGTGCAGTTAGTCACCGTCCATACCGGCGGCTTGGCTGCTCCTGCGCGCTTCGTCTTTACGCCTGCCACTGCAATGCCCTCCACATCCAAACCACTGTTGCTGCCGTGGTGAGCAGGTAGATCATTGACGGCGCAATACCTACGCCACGCTTGATGCTCATTGGGAGACTAGCGAACACCACGAGAAAGAGCGCAGTGTTGATGACGATGAGCGTGATGCCGAGATAGGCGAAGCCGCTCACAGGTCGCACAACCCTGAGAGCAGCGCCATCCGGTCGGTTGCCAACTCTACGGCTCCCTCAATGCTGTCAGCCTGGAATGTCAGTTCTGACCCAGCCGAGTCGATGAGTATCACCGTCCAGAGTGGCGGCTCACCCACTCGCACTAGGCCGTCGTAGTGGTAGCCGAGCTGCGCAGCGCGCGTCTCTAGTTCTGTTAGCGCAATGTTGCTCACGATTCCTCCTCATACGATGACTGCCACAAGCCGTTATCCACCATATGCTTCCGCAGGATTGCGTACGACTGATCCGCTGTCAAGTCTGTGGTGTCGATCTGCAAGTCGTACTCGGTCTGGAGATAGCCGTGCTCAGTCACATCGCTGACCCCTTGCAGCACGCCACGGCGCTGCGTTCGAGCCTCAGCGGATGCAAAGACCCTGACGATGACGATGCCAGGGATGTGCGCTCGGAGGTAGTGCGCCTCTAGCGGCAGGCGAACATCGTCCACCACCACGAGCCGACCTGTGCTCTTGATCTTCAGGTACTCGCTGTGCCACGCCTTGATCCAGAAGGTTGCGTCTAGCTCACGGATCTGCGCGCCAATGTCCTGGAGGATCTCTCGGCCAGAGACCGTGACATCCAGTCCTAGGCGGCGCTGCGTGTACTGCTTGCTCTTGTCGAAGTCCTCTCCGTAGCCGAGTGCAGCCACGGTGCGGATCGTCTCAGCAATCGGCAGGATCGTGTAAGGGTGCATACGACGCTCCTCTAGCATCGTTGCCAGCGTTGACTTACCTGAGCCTTGCGGCCCTACGAATGCGATGTTCACTTGGTCACCCTCCTGATGTAATCCATCCACATATGAACGCGCTGTGGATAGCGCTCCAGGAATCCCACGGCTCGGTTGCACGGTCCGCAGAGCAACGCCCTGACGCACTTGCCACACGAGACTGGCATTCCCTTAGTCCTCTTCGTACCCAGACCGTCGTACTGGCAGCAGCGTGGGTCGTGATCGACCGTCACTGCCCTGGTCTCACCAAAGCGGAGTGGCTCCCTGCACGCTCCACATCGATCAGCCTGTGCCAGCCGTAAGGCCGTGTACTGCTCCATAGTCATCCGATGGTTGTAGAGCGTGTACTTGAGCACCCTCATTGCTCGCTCTTCTGGAGTCTCGTTCTCTCTGATCTTCCTCAATGCCAGAGCACGAGCTGATGGGTTCTCTTGCCTCACCCTCATTAGCGCTTCACTCCAAGAATCTCGTTCAGCGGCGTGAGCCGTCCAGAGCCAGAGCGCTTAGGGGATATAGGGGTTCTATTCTGTTCTCTCTCTCTTTCTCTTTCTCTGTCCGTCAACCCACCCTCTTTTCGTGCTCGGTACCTTTCTCCACGAGAGGTCGAGGTGGGGTCGACTTGATATCGAGAATAGTTTGAGACGGCAATGACACCGTCTCCAGATTCTGTCAGGAGACCACTTTTCAACAATCCATCAACACCCCTAAACAGGCGTGCGCCGATGACCGTCTTGAGGTGCTGTCGGTTCTTGAACACTCCGCCGGAGCGGAGCAGCTTGACCTCACCAATGATCGTGATGAACGCGCGGAACTGCGTGTCAGTCAGCGCCGAGATCTCCGCGTCTCGGTGTGCGTTTGCTACCCACTTGAACCAAACCATGTAGTCCTCCGCTCTGTGTTAGTGGCTGGGAGAGGTGGAGGTCACCAGTCTCTCCCAGCCGTAGATGATGCCGCTCAGATCAGAACGGCAGTGACTCCAGGTCGCTCTCGTTGCGCTCAGGCTCGCCGAGTGGCGCGCTCTGTGCGTTCACCCAGGCGATGCTGGGCTTGCGCTTGCAGAACTGGCCGTCGCTCTTACCGCCACAGGCGTAGAACGCGTTGTACGGCTTGCCCATCTTGGACACGCCTGCTGGCTTGAACGACCACGCGGTGCGGTGCTCTGGGCATTCTCCCTCTGCGAAGAGCAGGGCAGCCGCGATGACTGGATCACTCGTAGAAACCGACGGCTGAGACTGGCTCACAGATTCAACGGAGAGGGGTCTAGGAGCCACGGAGAGGCTCGCTCCAGTGCCTGACGCATAAAGAGACCGCCCCACACCGATCTGGGCTGCACAGCGGCGCAGGGCGTCGCTTGCTGCTGACTTGTACGGCTCGTCATCCTGCGCGCTGTTTGGGTAGCCAAAGTCCTGTCGGACGGTGGTCACGCCATCGATCACGGCGATCAGTGTGCCGTGGACTACCTTGGCGGCAGGATCTGCCACCTTGACCTCGAACTGCCAGCCAGCCAGGCCGAGCACATCGTCCAGGCGCTGAGCTACGGCTCGTGCGTCTGCGTAGGTAAAGGTCATGCCACCGCGCCCTGGGCGCGACTTCAGATCTGACCCTGTGAATGGCGCTGCGAGCGCCGCTGCGATTTGCTTACTCATTGCTTCCTCCTAGTGCTGCAAGGTTCAGCAACTTGCCGAACTCAATGTTGTGGCTGGCGAATCCAGCCCTCTGACCATTTGGGAGTGGGTCGCCCACCTCGACTACTCGCGCCACCTGGGCGAAGTCTTCGCGCTGGATGCATCCCACTACCCAACCGACTGAGTACTTATAGCGAGCCTCCTTACTCTCTTTGTTGTACCCATCTGCGAACTTCAGCGAGACGAATGCATACCAGTCAGCGTTCTGGCGCTGGTGGTTGTAGTCGTACACGCTCGCTTCATACTCTGGCCGTGGCGCGACCGACCGCTCTTTGGTCTTTACCTCAACGGTGCGACCATCGCTCTTGTAGTCGTAGTTCCAATCAGCCTCCAGGCTCCAGTCAATCTTCAGGTCGCTCATCGCGCGCTCGAAGACTGCCTGACCCACTGCGCCCTCCCAGACTGCCTTGCGCCCTTTCTGCGACAGGCTCTTATCTGGTGCGCCCTTCGCCATGATGCCCTCAATGCGAGCAATGACCAACGCGCGCTCAATGATCGCGTCATCGATCACGACCTGAATCACGCCTCATCCTCCTTGCCGTGAACGCGGAACACGCGCGCACCTGGTGTTTCTTTTGTACTAATCTCAACGATCTTGTCCCACTCGTTGGTAATGCCGATTTCAGATAGCACCTGTTCACCAAACATATAGCGCTCGCGCATTGCCAATGCGACTTGATGCCAATCAATCTTCACGCTCGCCTTATTCTGCTTCCAAGTGGCGAGCCATCCGCGACCCTTCACACCTTCGCCCTCACCGATGGCTTCCTTGATGGCGATTGCCATCTCCTTGAGTGCAGCATCGGCAGCCTCAGCCTCTGCCTTGGCTTCAATGTAGAGACGCGCGATGTGATCGAGCTGCGGATCTGCCTTCGCGTAGGTGTTGCTGCTCTGCGGCTTGACCTCTGCGAGTGTGTCGCTGTCGTTGCCAGTTAGCGGCGGTGGAGTCTTGGTCTTGACCAAGTCCAGGAATGCCACGGCCTTGTCGAAGAGCAGCGTCTGGTAGACAGGGTCAGCCTCTACGCGCTCGATGCGGAAGACCAGCCCAGAGAGCAGGACTGCTACATCGGCGTACTTGGCACCAGTCACGAACATCTGCCACTGCACCTGGTCGACATATTCAGGCGGCACAGGGAACAACTGCCAGCGGTTGCTGGTTGAGGTCTTGATCTCTACCAGCCCTTCAGGATCGCCAACGATGGTGCGGTCCAGCGATGCCATAGCCCAGGGGTGCTGGCGAAGCCTCACGATTCCATTCGACTTTCGCAGCTTCTTGCCAGTCTCTGCGGTGTAGTAGTCAGCCACAGCCTGCTCTAGCAACTGACCGCGCTGGGCTGCAGAACCAGCAGCCTGCTCGCTCACCTGACCAGTCAGTTCTGCCCAGAGTCGGTACGCCGTCTTGAACGGCGATGTGCCGTTGATTGCCGTAATGCCTGTGGCGGTGATGCCGCCCTTTCGCATCTCAAACCACTCTGGACTCCGCTGCGGTGCGGATACAAACTCAAAGCGCTTGCTCATTTACCCTCCTTCTTTGGATATGGCAGCACTTGGTATTTCAATGCTGCTCTCATCCGCTTTTTATCTCGAGCGTGACCTACAAAGATCACATACCGATGCTTCCTAGAACGCTCTTCAAAGTACACATTCTCTGCTCCATATTTCTCCTTGACTTCGGCATTAGTCAGGCCGTGTGCGTAGGTCGTGTGATGCTGATGCTCCAGACCTTTGACCCTTGGATCGACAAACCTTGCAGACAATCCTGTGTAAATAAAGTTGCAAGCCTGGTAGACAATGCCTTCGTGACCCTGCTTGGTATCGGCAAAAGAAACAACGATTGACGGCCGTGGGAGCATCTTCAGCGAAGCTCCGACTAATCGACTTGCTTCGTGCTTCTCGTTATGCAACAGCACCAACCTATTGAGTTCCAGCACATTCTTTGCCCACTCGTCGCCACACAGTCCGCGCGCCAAGGTGCTGCTGGCAGAGGTTCCATAGGTGACTACACCGACAAGGTTGCCATCCAGAAACAAGCCAAATGAGTGCGAGATAGATGGCAGTCGATGTGCGTAATGCACATTGCGAATAAGATCGTGCGTATCTTCATTTTTGATTCTTGCAACTGAGTAGCCAGCAACCTCTTCCTGAAATAGTCCAGGCTGATATGCAAGCCTATTGCTCACTTGACCACCTCCCAAAGAATGACCGCCAGAATCCAGACAATCATCAACGCAACGGTAAACTCGAAGCGCTCCTGTCGGCGTGACTCTCGCTGGAGCTTCTCGTACTCGCTGCTGAAGTACGGCCGCACGACCATTTTTGGCGTGCTCTTACGATTGACTTTCACAGTGACCCTCCTACTACTAGCACGATGTAGATGCACGCGATGAAGATCGCGTAGCCAATACCGTCCAGGATTGCTTGCCTCACTTTGTGACCTCCTTATTCACCTTGGGATCAACGCCAACGCCATTGCAGCGGAAGCACTCGCCCCAGTTGCCATATCGACCAGAGCCGCCGCAGCGTGAGCAGGCGCGTGCTTTGCGCTCTGCAATAGCGGCAGCTTCTGCGGCAGCCTTGGCATTCTCAGCAGCGAGATTGATTAGGCGCTGGGCATCAAGAGCCTTGACACGCTTGCCATTAGCGCAGCCGCAATACACGGCCTGACCGAGCCACCAGGCTCCGCCTGCTCGCTCGCAGTCGCCGCAGTTCTCGCAGTCAACTGTTCCCCAGGTAGCAATGCGACGCGCCTTCGCAGCAGCCTCCATCTGCTGAACTCGCGCGCGTTGTTCTGTAGTGAGATTATCTCGCCAGCTCATTAGCGCACCGCCTGGTCGCTACCAGCGATTGCAGTGATCTCAACGATCTGACGACCCTCAACAAACTTTGCGAAGTAGATGCTGTGCGTCAGTTCAACCAGGGCAACGATCAGAGCCGCATCATCAATCGTCGCAGCAGGTGCAACGATGCCAGTGCAACCGTTCGTGGTGCTGGCCTTGAAGCCATCAATGTTCCAGGCAGCAGCGTTCGCCTTTGCTGCCTTCGTTCGTGCTGCGATGTTTCCTGCCGTGTAACCCATCTTGACCTCCTTGCCAGGAGAGCCGTCTGGCTCGTCCTCCCTGACACCGAGATACTAGGTCAACGGATTTGGGCTGTCAACCCCTGTTGCGGATCTATTTCTAGGGGCTGTAACAGTAGCCCCTAGGTGGAGGAGGGACCACCTAGGGGAAGCCGTCTAGGACGGCTGCGACAAGTCCTCTAGAGCCAGATCTAGCAAGAGCCGTAGGCAGATGCCACATAGGAGCACCTGCTCAGACTCGACCTCCCAGACCCTGCTCTGTAGCTCACAGACCGAGCAAGTGCCGTAGGGGCGCTTGACTCGGACTGGCACGGTTAGTTGCGCTTGAGGCCGTATGCGCCGTTATCGCGGTCAAGCGCCTTGACCACGATGCCCAGCCCAGAGGCGAGACCGGCGGAGACGATGGTGCGGAAGTCGCCACCCTGGATGTCCAAGAGTGGGATACCCAGACCGAGCGCCACCGAGATGCTGACCGTGAGGAAGGTGCGGACAAAGTCCAGCGCGATCTCATCGATCTGCGTATTGGCGGCGACATACTTGATACCTGCAAAGATTCGGCTCATACCCTTTTCCTTTCTAGTCGCAGCGGCTGCTGCATTGATGACGGCGAGACCGTCTGCGGCGAGCGCGCCCCAGTCAGCCTTGCCGATCTGATCCAACTGCGCCTGTACAGCGTCAGGTGTCTTAGTACCCTTTGCCACCTTTCGTGGCTCTGCGTGGCTCCTAGGTGCCTCTACGGCGATTTTAGGAGCAGGTGCTGGCGTAGGTGCCGCAGGCACGACTGGCGCTACCACAACTGGCGCAGCGACAGGTGCTGGAACTGGAGCCGTTGCCGGAGCAGCGACTGGCGCAGGAGCGGCGACCTTGCCAGGGTGCGTGACAATGAGCAGGCACTTGTAGTCAATGCCAGCCTTCTTTGCCTTCGACTTACTGCTGGCGATCTGGCGCAACTGCGCCTCAGTGACTGGCACGCCGTAGCGTTCAGCGGCGACACGCTCGTCCCTAGTCGGACAACTCCACTGCCAACCGTCAACAGGGTCATAGCCTGCGCTCGTCATATGTCCGTAGCCAGCGGTGATCTTCTTAGGGTCTTTCTTCGTCCAGTAGCGCCGCCAACCGTCGTGCCACTTGCTGATTGGTACGCCTGCTGGGTAGGCGACAGGTTGCTGCACCCAGACCATCAACGCCGCGCCAGCCTTGGCGGCGGCGACTGCGTCCTCCCAAGACTTCGCATAGCGAGCTCTGCCGCCGAGGTGGGCGACTACCTTGGCAGCCTCAGCCAAAGAGCCGCCATTGTCGGAGACACCCTGCTTGTCAACGCGCTTGAGTGCAGCCTTCTGGGCTGCGACACCGTCAGCGGCGCTGTAGTCCACCGTGTAGCCAGAAGCCCAGGAGACTGCGGCGGCACAGGATGACCAGGTGCAGTCATCAAGGATCTGCTTCGCGCCCTTCTGCTGCGCTTCAGCGTCGGAGTAGAGTTGGCTCTTGACCTTGTACTTCATTATTCCTCCATCCACCTGAGTGGTCCAGTTAGTAGCCAGATCAATGTGAGACCGCCGAAGAGTGCGGCCATTGTGGACTGCGTGTCGCCCTCTGGCAGAACGACCACAGCGAAGAGCAGACCGAGAATGGTCCACGCCCCACCGACGAGATCTACGATGATGCGCTTGATCACTTGCTTGCCTTTCTCGCCGTAGCCGCTGCGCTAGATGCAGCAGCCACAGCAGCACTTGCCACTTGACTAATCACGATTGCCACAGCAACCGGCGCAGCCTTCTTCTTCTCGGCAGGTGAGAGATCTTTGCCTAGGTTGGTGATCGCCTCCACTGCCTTAGTCACAGTCTCAGCGACAGCAGCGACAGCCTCACCAACTGCCGCAACCGTTTGCTCTCCTATGTTATCTGGCGATGAGGTCGGTTCAGGTGTTGGCTCCACGCTCGGAGCTACGGATGGTGAGTCACTAGGTACAGCAGTGGGATCAGGAGAAGGGGACTCACTCGGACTAGGTTCTGGCGTAGGGTCAGGCGTGGGCGACGGCTTGGGTGTGGGAGTCGGTGATGGGATCGGCGATGGTTGGACACTTGGCACCTCACTTGGTGATGGCTCCGGCGTAGGTGTCGGAGACGGCTCAATGCTTGGCTCTACAGATGGTGACGGTTCTGGCGTTGGTTCTGGAGAAGGCTCCACACTTGGCGAAGGCTCTGGACTTGGCTCAACAGATGGCTCTTGGCTTGGCTCTGGAGTGGGCGATGGGACGACATAGGTCGGATCGGTAATCGTCAGGAAGCCAGCACCGCAGCAGGAGTCGGTGGCGTTGATCGCCCAGCCGTACACATCGCCTGCTTGCAGCTCGATGAGGATGCTGCCCTGCACATCGTTGCCGCCATTGGGCTGCACGAGCACGGTCTCTACGCCATTGAGTAGGAAGAGCGGACGGTCAAAGAATGGCGAGTCAGTGGTGGTGAAGTGCCACAAAGCGGAATAGGTGAAGTCGCTCTCGGCGACGGCCGTGTAGGACGCGGTGTTAGAGCCGCCTCCCTGATTGGGTCCAGCCAGGGTGAAGCCACCATCTAACTCTGTCACCGAGCCTCCGCCGGTGGTGGTGAATGTCCAGACAGGCATCGCCAGAATCGGCGCGACCATAGAGCAGGTCAGGATGATGCCCAGCAATGGGAACGCGAGCCGCTTCACTTAGAGAGCAGCGATGCAAGTAGTGGGATCAACACACTGAACAACAGCGCGGCAATCACCACCAATCCTCCTTTGATCCTGTCCACATCGGAGCGCACCTCATCCAGCTTTGCAGAGTGGGAGTCCAGCCGCTCGATCAGTTGATCAATCTGGCGTGGGGTCATCGTGCCTCCAGCGCGGCAATAAGAGCCAAGAGTGCGGCAGTTCGAGTTGCGCCTGTGCCTGTGACAAGCGGCTCGCCGTCCATCTTGTCGGATGCGATGGCAGTCCACACGCCGTCAATCTGATCGAGCAGGATGATCTGCAAGCCCTGTGCGGCAGCGACCGCAGCGGCTTCATTGAGTGCCTGAAGTTCAGCGTCCATTACGCACCGATCCTTCCGACACTTAGGGCCGGATACACGCCAGTGACTGCCACTGTGTTGAGAGCGCCACCTGATTGCTGCAAGCAAGTCAGCCTGACTGTATCGCCTGCCGCTAGGTAGAGATTTGTTGAGACAGAAAGAATCGTTGAGGCGGCTGGTGAGGCAAGAACCTGAGTTGTTCCAGCATCTGCGCCATTGACAATGATTGAGAGCGATCGCCTGCCAACTGCGTTAGCGGCGAAGGCAATGTTTCCGCTGATAGCATAGAAGCCATCGGTACCGATTAGAATCTCGTCGTTAGCGTTGTCAAACCAGGCATTTGGATCATAGGAGCCGGTGGTCGGCGTGGCACTGGCTGTGTTGAGTGCCACTGTAGTTGAGGTGTTGTTCACCAGCGCCTGCGCTGCTGTGTTTGTGGCGCGCGAGATCCACAAGGAGTTATCGCCGTCAATCACTAGATCGCCATCGACCTGCACGCGCCCTGCGGCGGTTGCGGCTGGCTTTAGGTAGATGATGCCGATGCCTGGACCTGCCTTGACCGTCGCGCTTGTCACTGTCCCAGAGCCAGCCGTGCCGGCGGCCGTGTAGGTGAAGGTTGTGGTGTTGGTCACCGTCACGATAAAGGTGCCGTTCATCGTCGTGCCAGCAGTTCCTGTAATGCCAGCAACGACCACCTCAAAGCCAGTGCTGAAAGCGTGCGCACGCGTTGTCACGATGGTCACCGTGCTTCCGGTGCGAGATGCGCTGGCAAGGCTGATTTCGTCGCCTTGATCTGTTGCGTCAATAGTGATGCTTCCTGACGAAGCGTTTAGGATGATTTTTGGCTCGGAGCCGACGATGCCGCCATTTGCAAGAACCAACGATCCTTGATACAAGTAGAGCGCCGCTGGCCCAAAGTCATCGGAGAATGACTGGTCTGATACCAGGTACTGGATCTGTGATCGATCAATGCGGATCTCTGCAACATCAAGCGTTGCACTGGCAACTGATCCAGTTGCGGTTACTGCCAACTTTAGTAGAAGATACGCGGCATCCACTGGAGCCGAGCCAGTGCCGTTTGGGTTGAGTTGATATTCCGCGCCACTCGTACCGCCAGCGACCGCTGCACTCATCGTCGTTCCAGTTGTACCTGATGATGCACTTGTGCCAGTGGTGGTTGAAAAGTCTGCTCTCACATACTGCGCCGACCAGTTCATCCGATAGTTGGCTGACGATGTTGCGGCCGCAATAGCCACGCGCGGCTGATTGCCGTAGGTTCGAGCCTCTGATGTTGCGATTGGTACATAGCGCGTGAAATAGACTTCATCCGCATTGACTGCGTTGGTAAGCGTAAATCGCAGAACAGTCTGCCCAGGCGCAAGCGTGCTGTCCGCAATGCTCGCAACAATCCTGCCGCCTGAGTTATCCGTGAAACTGAAATACGGCAGAGGATTGCTTTCGCTAATAGCCCCAGTTGCGTCGTTAGGAAGCACTTCAAAGTCACCGTTTGCCACGCCAGCCTGAATCTCTCGAAGAGCAGCCGGACCGAAAAGTTGCGACTTCTCTCCATCGCTGTTGGTGGCAACGAGTGTTGCGCCGTTATCGGCGTTTACGCCACCCTCAAATGCGCCGAAGCCTTCTAGGTTTGTGCCGTACTTACCCATCGTTATTCTCCTCCGACAAGGACGCTCAGGCCCTTGAGATACTGCCGTCGGAAGTCTCCTTGGACTTCATACTCGACTTGATAGGAGCCGCCGCCCTGAGCGAACCGCATCGTGATTGTAGGGATGTAGAGAATAGTGGACGAGAGGTCCAGCGCTGGTGCGGTCAGCTTCACATACTGCCCTGGAAGCCACGCCTTGACGAGCGTGTAGGTCGCAGCGGCAGTCAGTGCGTAGCCTTGGCTGTAGCCGTACTCCCAGTCAGGCGCGGAGGTCTGAGCCAGATCGCCACCAGCAATAGTGAACGAGACCGAGCGGATTGGCTTGCCGCGCGACACCATCGTGGCGCGAGCGAGCGAACCAATGGTGCCACCGCGATCTGCCTTGGCGACCACCTTTGGTGCGCTGAAGATTTCGTGTGGCAATGGGCCATTGCGCGCAGCCAGCCCTGCGCCGTTGCGGCTGTAGGTGCCGGTGTAGGTGCGAAAGTAGGGATCGTTGGTTGGTGCGGTAGGGAAGGTCTGGTTGCTGTCATAGCGCGCCAGCGTTGAGTCAGCCTGGACAAAGATACCCTTCACGATGTCCGAGTGATCAAGGTTGACCGTGAGATCGCGTGCCAGCAGGCGCGTCACGCTCGCCGCGCTACCTGTCTGCACGCTTGCAGGGTCAGTGACGATCTCTGCTGG